TTTTGGAACGTGTGGGCAAGAACAAATATAACCAAGCTCAGTATATAAAAAATCAAGCCAAATGGGCCAGTGCCACTGCTTGGTGCCGACAACAAGGCATCAAATTTCGTGTGTTGAACGAAAATGATTTATTCCACCAAGGCAACGCATAAGTAATATTATGAAGAAACTTGAAGAACTACTTAATTTGCCGGAAAGTAAAAAACTTGTAAAAGCCGAAGAACTTCGCGCTACTCCAGTTGATCCACAACCGTTCTTGCGTAGCATGGAAGAATTTGATAAGATTTCAGCCAGCCTGCCCGCAGTTAAGGGATTAGGAGATGCGGCAGATGCTGAGTTTGATGCGTTGGCGCAACGTGCCACAGATGCCTATGACGATTTAATGGATTTGGGTATGAATGTGGAAGCACGTTACAGCAGTAGGATTTTTGAAGTAGCAGGCGGCATGCTTAAAAACGCAATCGACGCTAAATCAGCTAAAATTGACAAGAAACTTAAGATGATTGAGTTACAGCTCAAGAAGCAGAAATTGGATCAGGATTCTGCAGATAGTGATGAAGGAATCAGCTTGCAGGGCGACGGAGTTATCATAACTGACCGCAACAGCTTGATCGAAAAATTAAAGAAAATGAAATAAATACTAGATGGAAACCACTATGAAATCATTTAAAGAATACTTAACAGAAAGCAAAAAGGTCTACGAATTCAAGATCAAAATTGCTGGCGATTTGCCACCAGGATTTGAAAAAACCGTTAAATCCGGACTTGATAAATTTGATGTACAAAGCATAAGCAAGCCCAAGCGTACACCTATACAGGAAAGTCCTATCGATTTTCCCAATGTTAAGTTTAGTGAAGTTTCAGTATTTGAAGTAGCCTTAAACTATCCAACAACTAGCCAAGTGGTCAAAGAAGCACTGGCCCAGGCCATAAGTGTTAGTGAAAGTAAAATTTTAGTGCGCACACTTGGCGAAGAAGCAGAAGCAGTATTAAATGCATCCAGTATGAGAGTTCCGGACGGCAAGAAATCTTTATTAAATACTCCTGAACTAGAGCAAATTCCCGGCGCACAAGAGCTAGTCGGTGAAAAACGTGCAATGAGTTTCTTGAAAGATTTAAACACAACTAAACATGGTTTAGAAGAAGTAACTGGTACAAATGATCAGTTATTTGTTAAAAGCAAAACTGAACCTGCACAGCCGCAACAAGAACATATTGAAAAAGCATCCAAGAGCCCGGTCTCTGGTGTTAAAGGAAAAGCAAAATGAACTTTCAAGAACTAGCAAAAAAAATCCGTAGAATTGATGAAGGTGCAGTGGTCGAATGCGGGGACATGATGGCTGGTCACATGCCAACACCAATGCCACAACAAGACACAGTCAGCATGAATGTCAGCATGAATGCTACGGGTAAAGGCGGTATACGCGACCTGATGCAAGTGCTACAAAATATTGAAGATGGTGTCACACAGCACAACAGTCCTTCTATTGTTGACATTACTCCATCTGACATGCATATAGATTCTGAGCCAGACATGGACGCCAGCATGATGGGCGGCGAAGTAGAAGTTGAACCAGAATTTGGTGATGAACCAGACGAGAAAGAAGTTGTATTTGGTGATAAAGAAGAGCCAGAAATTAGTTTTGATGAGCCCGAAGCAGAATTAGATGCGCAGGCACAAGGCGGCAAAGGTATTGATCCAAAAATTCAACATGCAATCGCTCCTGTAGTACAAGCAGTTGGCTTGGCACATGCATTAGGCAAAGATCCAACAAAGGTATTTGGCGGCGATAAAATGACAGACGAGGATGACATGCCCATGCCAACAGACATGGGGTCAGAGACATCCGGCACAGCTATGCCAGACATGGAGTACGGAGAAGAACAACTTGCCTCAGAAGAGTATGCAAATCGTCCAAACACCAAATATCAAAGTCAAAATTACATGACTAACACATTGGCACAGGGTGCCGATGAACCACAACGCATGCACAAGCACAGTTATCGTAGTGGTGATAATCCAATGTCTATGAAAGAAGGCTTGCAGGGTCGTTTGGCCCAGTTGTATAAAGAAGTTAAACTAAGAGAAAGTAGATAATTCGTCGCAGTTAGCACTCTGTTTCTAGTGCCAAATGGCTCCTTCGGGAGCTATTTTTTTCAGTAAATAAACATATGGCCAAATCACTAGACGGCGTCTTAACCAAAAAAGCGCATAAGCAAGAAAGATTTACAGAAGAGCAAATCAACGATTTGTTGATGTGTGCTGACCCTGAGTTGGGATATCATCACTTCTCTAAAAACTTCTTTCACATTCAGCATCCTGTTAAAGGCAAGGTAAAATTTGAACCTTACAATTATCAGGAACGCTTGTTGGATGCGTATCATGACTTTCGATTCAACATCAACATGCTGCCGCGTCAAAGCGGTAAGACCACTTGTGCAAGTGCATATTTGTTATGGTATGCCATGTTCCATCCGGATCAAACTATTCTAGTGGCCGCACACAAATACACAGGCGCACAGGAAATCATGCAACGTATCCGTTACGGATACGAATTATGCGCTGACCATATCCGATGCGGCGTGGTAAGTTACAACAAAGGGAGTATAGATTTTGACAACGGATCAAGAATTGTATCAGCTACTACTACTGGCAACACCGGTCGTGGTATGTCCATATCCTTACTATATTGCGATGAGTTTGCTTTCGTACAACCTAACATTGCTGAAGAATTTTGGACTTCGATATCGCCAACACTGGCAACTGGTGGTAAAGCAATTATCACATCAACGCCAAACAGTGACGAAGACACATTTGCTTTGATCTGGAAAGAAAGCAAAGACCTGTTTGACGAGTATGGCGACGAAAAACTGGATGGTATCGGACGCAACGGGTTCCATGGATTCCGTGCTGAATGGCATGAGCATCCAGATCGCGATGACGAATGGAAACGTGTGGAACTAGGACGTATTGGAGAAGAACGTTTCCGTCGAGAGTATGGTTGTGAGTTTTTGGTTTACGACGAAACACTTATCAACAGTCTTAAATTAGCAGAGCTAATAGGGCGAGATCCCAAAACACGTATGGGCCAAGTGCGCTGGTACAAAGAACCTGAACCTGGACAGCTTTATGCAGTGGCATTGGATCCCAGCCTAGGCACAGGCGGAGACTTTGGCGCAATACAGGTATTTGAATTGCCCAGCTTTACACAGATAGGTGAATGGCAACACAACATTACACCAGTGGAAGGACAGGTCAGAATACTGCGCGAAATATTGAGATATATCCAAGAAAAGATAGGCGAGAACAACAACAACAGCATATACTGGAGTGTGGAAAATAACACAGTGGGTGAAAGTGCTTTGATCTGTATTGCTGATCAAGGAGAAGAAACATTTCCAGGATTGTTTGTGAGCGAGCCAGTGCGTAAAGGCAATGTACGCAAATTCCGTAAAGGATTCAATACCACATTCGGCAACAAGATTTCAGCTTGTGCCCGCTTGAAATACCTAATTGAAACAGATAAAATGAAGATTTCCAGCAAACAGACTATCAGCGAACTCAAGGGGTTTATAGCCCACGGAACTACTTTCAAAGCCAAAGTAGGCCTACACGACGACCTAGTTTCCAGCCTGTTATTGATTGTGCGACTCAGCGCAGTGTTGGCAGATTGGGATATCAGGGTGTTTGACAGCATCAGTACAGGTGACGAATTCCAAGAGGATTACGAGCCACCGATGCCTATTTTTATATCAGGGCTGTGATAAATATCATATGGAACCAAATTTAGATCAAGTAGCAAAAGAGCTTTACGGCAAAATACAAACACGCTTTCCCGACATCAAAATGGCGGACGAAAAAGCCCAAGTATTGAGCAAAAAAGAAGATATTCCAAAAGCACGTTTCTTTGAATTTGAATACAAAGAAGGCGGCAAAGGGTTAGGAACTATTTCTATCAATTTAGATGCAGAAGACGGCATAGTGATTCAAATCAGCGGTGATCTAACCAACGATGACGAAGAATCCACTGAGCACAGTGCATATAAGTTTATTAAGAGTTTTAGAAATTTTGCCAGATCACACATGCTTAAATATGAAATCAACAACATGGGCAAGGATAGCTTGGACAAAAGAGATTACGAATTCCATGCCAAACGCGGAGAAGAACCAATGACGGAAAGTAAAATGTGGGGTACCTCGAAGGTGAGTTACCAGGACCTAGGAGAAACTCGTATTGTTGTTCGACACAGCAAACCTGTTAATTATGACTTGGCCGCAGGACGTACAATGCACATTGATGCAATCTACATTGAAAATGCAGGTGGAGAACGATTCCGTTATCCAGTACGTCATTTGAATGGTGCTCGCGCTATGGCACAACACATTGCACATGGCGGCAATCCTTATGATGCTATTGGTCAACACGTTGTTAGTTTGAGTGAAGAATTAAGCAAATTACGCATGTTCAAAGGCTATGTTAGCCGTACTCCAGTTGTATCAGAATCAATGAGTGCTGTCAACGACAAAGTCATCGAACGTATCGACCAAGTCAAGAAAGAAATACATCAACTACAACAATCCAAGCACTACGAATCATTTGCAGAAAGCTTCTCCCCATATCAAGTAAAAGAAATTCCAGAAGAAATCATGTTGGATTGGGTTGATCGTTTGACAGTACGCAGTTTCAAAGAAGAATTAAAAGATGTGTTTCCGTATATC